CTTTTTGATCTTTTGTTTAGACAAAATTTTTTTGTGTCTTGAGATAAAAATGTGGCTCCTACAGCGTCATACATAACTCTATTTATAGCATGGATGTGTTATATAGTCAATTGAATTATACACCTGCTAGATTTAAAATCCAATAGCCAGGTTTATATTGACCTTGATATGTATCAATCCACTCACTGCCATTCCATTGATATTGATAACCAGTTGTGGTATTTGTTACATAATGAGTAGATGATTCGTTAGCACTAGCATCAAATGAAACAGTCCATTGTGTTCCGTTAAATTCTATAATATCATTTGCTGAAGCAACCACAGTACCCCAATTGCTAGATCCTTCAACAATATCATTAATAATCAAATATCGCTGTCCTGCCTGTTGTGTTGCCAGTGTGCCATCTCCTGGTGTGTTTTTATGTGGATCTATTATTTTTAACACAGCAGACTGTGTGTTGGTAGGCAAGGTTGCAGAATCAATAGTGAATATCAATTGATTATCATTAACTGGATTGTATGCAATAGTGCCTACAATGTCTTGTGTTGAATCTTCTATATCTGATGCACGTCTTAATTTTATTTTTGAAGTTGATGCTTGGAACTCACCATACTGCTCAAAAAACTCTTTCCATGAATATCCTTCGTTAACACCATGAGCATTTAATAAACTAATTGTATTGCCTGTTACATCAATCTGTGCATTTTGTGGTGTAACAACAATTTCTTCTAGGTTACTGAATTGATCAAAAAAGTCCTGCATGTTTTTGTCATATTCAAGGTCACTGAGATTATCATCTAGATGAATTCTGTTTATGATACCATGAATAATTGATTGCTTTTTAACTTTTGCTGGAGGATTGATCCAAATTGGCACTTGGAAAATAAGTGTAGCAATGTCTAGTTGTGAATCAACACCCTGCGGAACTGATCTAGATGACCATTGGATATCAATCAGTTCTACAACTGTGATGTTGGTCCAATCTAGTGGATTGGTATTTGCTTGAATTTCTATTGTGGGATTAAACAGTGTAAGTATTTGTTCTAGCAACTGTAGTTTTTGTTCTGTGTTTGAACACCACACATCAACATTAATGGTTAAGTCATAGGGCACAGGCATGTATCTATCAACTGTATATGTATTGCCAAGTTCTGCTGTGTATTGATCGTTGATAGCATCATACTTGCGTTCCTGTACTTGTTGTGATGAAATTAATTTTGGATCATGTCTGCGTTCTCTTGCAATATTCATGTTAGCAATATGACAAGTCATAAATGGAGCAGAGTTTAGTGCGTTTTCTGTGTTGCCACGTAGTATGTGTGCAACCATTCTAGACATGTCTGCATAACGCATTGGCACAGTTCTATATGTTTGTGAAGCAGTACCACCTGCATTTTTTTGACCACTTTGAATTTGAAAGCCATTAAAGATACGTACAAATTGTAGCAAGTACCTTCTTATCTGTTGATCATACCAAAATTGTGCCATTATACATCTGTCCTTGGTTTAACTGCTTTGCTTAAACCTTGTTGTTCGTTACCATCTGCGGTGTTATCACTTGAATTTGTGTTTTCAATAAATGTATTTAATATTCTATTAGCCGCAGAGTAGGTGCCTCGCCAGTCATCTTCAATTTTGATAAATCTATTGCCAACTTTTTTAAACAATCTATTTGGTTCATAATCTGTACGCAGTATGTAATCACCGTCATTTAATGAATTAGGAAAACTTGAACCTGTGTGTGCAATTTGAATACCGTTAGGTGGTTTACCATCACCAGCATGGACACCAACTTTGGTCATGAAACCAAATGCATCGTTGGCTGAATCTTGACTTGAATGTAGAGTAACGTCTTGGGCCACCCAACTGTCTGTGGTAGATGAATATTTTTTAAATGAAATGTTTAGGCCACCTGTGGTGTTTGGTTGCCACCATATTTTACCCACAGTGTTTGTTGTTGGTTCACTAGTGTTGATAGAAACATCAACACCCAGCAGTTGAGTTGTGGTTGCATCTGTGGCAATTTTTACCCAAGAACCATTTGAAACTTTTTTAAACAGTGTTGCTCCTACAGTTCTATCTGAAACTACTACAGCATAATCACTTGAAGGAACATAAGATGATATAGGTGATTTAGTAGTGCCGTCAATGTTTGCTGAATCAACTATTGATACAGGTTGACTGTTCCATGCAGTACCATCTCCAATGTATAATCCCCAATTGGTGTTTGCTGTGTCTAACCAATAGTCCCCGTTTTTGTAATTAGAAGTGGGAGCAGTATCGCCAACAAAATAATCAAATGCCTGCCAACTTGTGTTTGTTGATTCATACAGTTTAAATGATGCTGTGTTGGTTTGCCAATGACCATAAACCATACCAGGCACATATTGATCTGCTTTGTTAACATATAGGTGTGCTGTTTCGTACCCTTTTTTAGGAACTTCGTTTTGTGCTTGATTAACAATTGCATCACCTATGTCAATTTCTGATTGATATGTAGAAATTAAATTTCTTAAATCATCTTTTTGTTCACCGGTGCCAAGTATATCTGAAAACTCTGGTGAGTCTACTAGTGGAGTACACTTAACTCTCCAAATGTGTGGATACCAAGTTGGTGAATAACCTTCTGAACCTCTAGCGGCATCTTCAATAACATAGTATCTGTTGATTGCTTGTGGACCTTCTGGATAGTAGGCCGCTACTTCTCCAACGGCTGTACTTGATGTACCTGTTACAGTTTCACCAACTGTAAAGTCACCGTCTGTGACCATTCTTAAAACTTTTGCATCGTGATTATAGTTCACTACTGTTGCGGTTACACCACTGGTTGCACCTGTTATGGTTTCGCCTTTTCTAAATTTTTTTGCTGGCTTTGTGGTAAACTCTAGACGTGCCATGTCTAACATGGTGTCATCACGTTGATGAGGTAATTCTAATACATCACCACTCATTAATTTTCTACCTAATATGTTGATCATTTCATTTAAATGAAATGTCATATAAATGGTATCGTTGGATAAAAATGCACCAAACTGTGTTAAATCAAAATCTGAATCCTGTACCTGATATACACCACGCATGTCATATACGTCTGGATCATATTTGCGATCTCTGTTTTCTAAGAATAATAAATCTTGTATATTGTTAGGACGTATCACAGAATTGTCAGGTTGTGTTGAATCTGTGGTGTTTGCTTGAGCATGTGGACCAAGGTATTTGTGTATGAATACACCAGTACCGCCAACATTAAAATGTTCGCGGATCACACGGTCTATCATCTTGTAGTCGTTACCTTTTTGTGGTTTCCATAAGCTCAGTCGTGGCATGTCTATATCCTTTTATACAAGTATTTATTCAAACAAAGATTGACAAAACTAGCGAATTATGTATAATCGTGTATATATAGCAGTATGGATGAGAAAAAATTGACAGATAAAGATTTATTACAAATACCAAGTTTTCTAAAGCGAGATGCTGAAAACAACATGGTTAATGCACCACAACCAGCAGTGCAAACACCTGTTGAAGCAGTAGTTGAAACAGTAGAACAGTCACAAAAAGTTGAAGAAATCAAACCAAAACGTCCAAGTATTCAAGATCGTATGCGTACAAGGATGTTTAGGATTGTGGGTGATTTAGATGATGAATTTGAAAAAGTATGGGCTAGAGATGAAGATCCTAAAAAATTCAAAGCATATAATTATTTTTTAGCAAATGATATTCCTGGAGCATTTATGAAAATGCTCAAACAACAAGTTGATGTTTACATTGATGAACAGTCAAAAGGATTAGATTACAGAGATATCAAGCCAAAAGATCGTACTGATGAACAACAAGATTATGTTGAAGGATATGAAACTTATTCAAAAACACAAATGAAACAACATATTGCTTGGTGGCAACGTGTGTACAAAGATTGTGAAACTTGGGAAGCCAACAAAAAGAAACAGCGTAAACCAAGAAAATGGAAGCCACCGTCAAAAGAAAAAATGGCGGCCAAAGTAAAATATAAGCCAGAATTTCCTGAACTTAAATTGGTATCAGAACAACCGATCAATTTGATTGGTTGTTCAGCAGTGATAGTTTATAATACCAAAAACAGGAAACTAGGTATATATGAAGCTACTCACAAACATCATGGTTTGGCATTGAAAGGCACAACCCTTTTAAATTACAACACAGACGGTGCTTTACAGAAAACAGTACGTAAACCCCAAGAAGTGATGGAAAAGTTAAATAAGGGGGGTTTACAAGCGATTAAGAACACCTTTAACGCACTATCTACCACTGAAACCAAACTTAACGGACGTCTAAACAAAGAAACTGTACTAATCCGTATTTTCCAATAAAGAAATAAATACAAGTATAGGATATTAAAATGG